CCTTCGTATCTCTGAAGTATCTTCTGCCAGTTTGGAACTTCCCAAGCCCTCAAAAGTTCTGGAGTCATTACATTTGGCACTGGATTGGATAATAGTTCAGCAGCTTTTTGGAGATTTTCATTCTGTTCCTGCTTGTCGAACGGTAATGTCTTACCTGGTTCAATATCTACATCAAACTTAAGCTGCTTAAGACCACTTGTAATTTCTTGTGCACCCTGAACGCCATCCTCGCCCACTATTCTAACAAATCGACCAACTGAATACTTATCCTGAACGATCTCGGCTATGAGATTCATTAGGTTCTTAGCCCATTCATCCTCCTGCATTGCCTGTAGTCTAATTCTATCATTAGAACTTAATGCGTCTATACGTCTAGCCGTAGCTGTCTCGCCAGACTTCCCAGATATACCTCTAGCTGCGTCCTGTAATCCAGTTGTATTTTTATACTCCTGAACAAATAACTGATAGAGCTGTGTGGCAGACGGTGAAGGTTGTGGCGGATCAACAAACTTAACCTTGCTCATTCCATTTTTAACGAGCCTTATAATTGCACCAGCACCAGCACCAACCTTGAAGTGCTTCTTTGTACGAGGATTAGTCTCTAATGCACCTGTCTCGATAGCGACTTTTGGATCACCATATAATTTCATATTATTCAATAGATGCGAAGCTGAGATATTGATAAAATCTTGATGCTCCATACCAATAATATGAGAATCAATACCCTGCCACATGTGAGGTAACAGATAATGAGAAGTTACAACAAAAGGCCAACGTGAATATCTGTACTTCTGAGCATCAGGATTATTCTTATTCTCAGGGTTTAGAATAATATCGCCAACCTTAATAACAACTCTGCCTTTCGGATAGACAGGTTCAACCCATTCCTTTTCAATCCTTGTCGGCCAATCTTCACGATCAATCTCTTCGCCTGTTTCGCTATTTAGATATACCCCATCTTGAGCAGTTATAGTTCCATTGTCAATAAGCTCTTCTGCTGGGATTTCTACTTCAAGCTTCCTTCTCTTTTCTGTTCTATCCCTAAAGTATATCTCTGAAATCTTCACAAAAAGCTGCTGATCGTGAGGAGTAGACCTCTTCGTGATTTTGTCTTGAGCCATTATAAGGTCAACAAGATTCCTAGCACCAAACTTTTTTCTTTGTCCAATTGTGTCTTTCTCGCCAGTTCCACCTACTGATGCTGGAGCATTACTTCCTCTTATATCGTCTCTTGTAAAAGACGAGAACGACGGATCGCTTATAAACCTCTTCGCCTCCTCCTCAAGCTCTTTTTTGAATTTAGGCCATCTCTGCTGTGCCCATTCAAGAGTTACAATTCTCTGTGTTCCTGCGGACTGTGCATCGTCAAGTGATTCGGCGTGTGGATCAATCCAGAAATGGGCAGGATGCCACAGCTTATAATCAACATCACCGATCCATTCTTTAGTCTCTTCGTCCCATGCTCCCTCAGGCTGGTCTTCCCACATAATCTTAGACACACGATAGCCAAATATCTTACTATCAAGAATAGCCTTAGCGTGTTGAAGTCTCATGTTCAACTTCTTATCCCACAGGTATTGAACCGTACCTTGCCATACTTCTGCACCAGCAGTGTCTGAACCTTCCCTTGGTACACCAATAGCCTTAAACGTAGTATTGGTTAGTTTAGCCATTTCCTGCATAGCAGTAGGCCAAATATAGTTGACTACAACCCAATCCCAGTCCTTATGTCGTTTATTTCCTGATAGCTGGTCACTAAAGAAGTATCTTAGAGACTCATTCCATAGAGATACCCATTCACGAGTCTTCTCCATGCCAACGAGTTCCATGTTCTCGAGTTCTGATAGGAATTTAGATTTTTCTGGCGTTAATTCGGCCATTTTTATACTCCGCGATACCAAATACTTGAAGACGTTACAATAGTTGTGGGGATTATCTTAACCTTTTTTATTCCATACAAATCAATAGAATATTCACCTATATAATTATCAGAACCAGAGACATTTTTTGGATCACTATGCCACTTTTCATTTGTTGCTGTTATTAGATCAGCAAATTCCTCTCCAGTCACCGGAGATGTCTGAGTCCCTGTAGTAAATGACAAAGTAGCCGCTCTTGTGTAATGATCTGACTCACTAGCCATTATCATTATATCGTAAATATTAACAGTATCATCAGTAGCTCCGCTTGCTCTTAATATAATAGCAACGTCTGTGGGCATGACATCTATCAATGCACCAGATAAAGCCTCTACTGATACGGCATCTCTAGCAGTTACTCCAGGGGTAGTTATTCCTGCTGTCACAGTGCCCCTTAACGCCCAGCCTGATTGCTTTGTTGACAATGAAGTTGCCGCAAACGAAACAATCGCAGCCATCACCAATATAATTGTTAAGATTTTCTTTTTCATAATTTACCCTATTCAGTAGATTCTTGTTCAGTTGGTTTATGTTTCTTCCCAATTGGTTCGCCGTCTTGGGCATTGATACTTATCTTATTACCGAGACCAATGAAATATCTCGATATTGCACATCCTACTATAATTCCAATTAGAAGTATTCCTATATCATTCATTCAGTATACTCCTGCTCTTCTTCTTCACCAGGACTCCATCTATCAAACGCACCGGAACGGCACAGGGACTTCTCATTGCCAATTTCGTATATATCACTATGCGTAGACGAGAAAGCGTAAGGAGTGGGATTGTACGGCGTCTCAAGGTGAATCTGAATAGCTATCATACAACCGAACAGAAGGTCATCGTGCCTACCGGCTTTGTGGATCGGCTTTCCGTTCTTATCGTACACGAAAGTTTTCATTTCGTCTATGATTTCCTTGAAACCAAGCTGAACATCCCCATCCCTCATTACGCCAATCATATTATTCACAAGGTATGGGCGGGTTACAATAGTAGTACGCCAGCCAAGAAGGTCGGAATCTTCTGTAATCGCAGCCTCTGTGCCTTTTTGTCTCTGGTATATGCTTGGATAGTCATTGTTTTTGAGATAATTAAGCACAACAGAGCCATTTGGAAGCTCTGGAGCTATCCATGCCTCGTTGTATTCCATCCCGGCACGATAAACTTGCTCGCCAAGAGTGATCTGTTCACAAGAACCTCTGTAAACAGCAGCAAAACGCCTTGCAGTCCGGTCGAATATTGCTACTCCGTGATAATCAGGCTTACTTTTTGCGTCATTCGTATCAGAAAGCCTACCTTCGCAGGTATCAACACCGATACAATACTGATGGTCTGGTTCTGCCGGATGCAAAACATGCCATGAGTCTAAAGTTTGTTCAACTCCAAACCTCTTGCCATCGTCATCGTAAAGGTATCTAAACCCAGTGCCGCACATTGCCTCTTGCTGCTTAACAGAAGCAGGACTGAATACAGGTCTACCGGAACTCTGGAAAGCCTCCTCAGCATTTGCGGGATATTTTTCAGCAAACTGGCCTATATCGCCTTTTAATTCATCAATCTTGAGCCTACGCCAGTAAACCTGACCCATTGTGTAATTATATTCTTCGACAAGTTGCTTCTCATTGCCATACCGATCTTCTTTATCGTTATGAAGTGTGATAATCCTCTCGTCTGGAACCTCCATCGTATATTCAGGGAACTTGAACCAAGGGAAAAACATTGGTATATAACCGGAATAATCCTCGATACCCAATTCCCTATTATGCCGTTGCTTAGCAACAGCTTCCCAGAACATATCATAAAACAAACCACCCTCACCATCGGCGGTTGTCTCAAGGATAATCATTGTATCCTTCTTCATAGGAACCATCTGAGCAAGCTTAGAATACTGAGCTTCAGCATTGTCCCAATAAGCGAACTCTGAACAGTGGAGGTACTGAACAGTGGTAGACATGCCTAATTTGTCTTTACCGGCAGTCTGCATCCGTATACGGGAGTTGTGAGGACGTTGATAGACAAGTTCTTTCCTATTTGACCGCTTTGTAGTACGCCTTAGCTTCTGTGGCATATTCTCCTGGTATCTCTGAGCCATCTCAAAGACAGCCTCAGTAGAATCGCCGTCAGCACTAACAACCAAAGCGCTCTTATTAGGAAAACGATTAATCTCATGGAATATCTCCGCCTGTGTCCAAGTTGACCAACCAACCTGACGAGGCTTGAGAATAAGAATGCGAACCGGAAGCCCACGAGACCGCTGAAGCTCTATAGTATTATAAAGCATCTGCTGGCCGATATTGGGGTAGAGATTGACCATCTGACCATCCTTGTTGATGATCTTCAAGTTCTCCATTATCCATGTGAGCCGATTCTGTTCCATACTAACCCTTAAAAGGTTTATCCATCTGTCCGTCTTTTACAGTATTGCCAACACGAGGAACACTACACTTCTTGCCACTCATGACAACAGAAGCAACATTCTTCGTACTCGACTTATTCCCCTTCGGGATGTTTCCTGGTTTCATAATTTATTCCTTAAGCTAAAGCGTATAATAATAAACATGTACAAATTATAATTAGTAAAATGCCCATAATTAATCCGTGAGTTTAACCTCACAACCAATGTCACAAGGTAAAAAATTCATAAGATACTTCATCAAAGCCATGTCAGACTCAAACGAATACTCGCCGTCATCCTTGTCTTTAGTAGACCAACCATTCTCAGTCTTAACTATTTCTACTTTCATTGTAGACTCCTGCTGTCATTTAACTGTATTTCTATAGGGGATTATTTTTTTAGTAATTACCATTGTCTATGCCACCTGTCTTTTATCTGAAATGGGGGATGGGTTGTGGG